TAATAAAGAAGATTTCAGTACAAATACCAGTGACTTACATCAACTTTCTAAAATCTAAGCATTGTTATGTTAATTGCTCTGGTTTGGCCTTTGAATATATGGATTTAAAATTAGATAATGATAAAGATAAAGTAGAAAAAGTAATAAATGACTTAAACTTCCCTCTAATAGCAGATTTAGCAAATAAACATGGGTTTATGATTGATATGTTTAATCCAAATAGATTGGTTGCCGACCTTGGCTCAGCATCCATGATGAACTCTTATAAAATTTCAGGTTATTCTAATTCTAGTGGTCTATTAAACTTTGGTTTTCAAAACCAGACCATAAATTCTTTTTTAATTTTCAAAAGCTTATTATTGAGACTTTATAATGAGATTAAAAGAAATGATTATATCGACTCTTGTGGTGTCAAAATAACGCCATTAAGCTATAAACTAAAAGATTTAAACAAATATGATGATTCATTAGTAAGACTTTACTTAAATCTTAGACAAATAGAAGAAAAAGTATCTATCTCTATTCCTACAAAAATAAACAACTTAGACTCTCTTCTTTTGAGGTCTGAACAGGTTCTTTGTAGCCCGCTTGACAGACCAGGCTCCGTGGGGTATAAGAGGAGAAGCTCCCAAGCAAGGATGGACAGTGATATTTCAGACACTTGATGATAAAAAAGAATGTGTTGGTGTTTACTCTGATGGGAAAATTGAATTTGACAGCATTCCTCAGAACTTAACTAAGACATGGAAGGCTTCATCCTCCATTAGAGGTCCAAATATTGATTATGCTTGGATTTATGCTAATGGTTATTCTCTGGATGAGGTTTGCCCAGACGAACTAAAGCCAGAACTAAAGGAAGTTACTAGAAAATTCAAAGCTTACATAAAGGCTTTCAATATTGCTAATGTTCCAATGAATGAAGTATGCTTTTTTGACCTTGTTCCTATGAGTTTTCTTCTCAATTGGTGTAGGGTGAAGAGTGAAATCTGTGAGTTTGTATTTGAAAACTTTGAGAAACCTAAAAACCATGATCATCTAGCCAGAGTTCATGAACTTCTTGTTGATATTAGTCATCAGAAGCTAAATGTTAACTCTGATGGATGTCGTGGGCTTTATGTTGGTGCTAGATTGAGGCCGATCGCAATAAAAATGCTTGAAACCAATCCCTATATCCATTATAATCTATATGGAACCAGCACAGGAAGGCTAACAAACCTTTCTTCTGGTTTCGGTCTTCTGACCATAGACAAAAAGCTTAGAAAGTTGGTAAAACCAAACAATGATTGGTTTGTTTCTTTCGATTATAACGGTGCTGATGTTCGTTCCTTTCTTGGTCTTCTCGGTGTTGAGCAGCCCGAAGAAGATATCCATGATTGGAATGTAAACAACCTATTTGGTGGCTCTTTGGGAGCAAAAAAGCACCTAAATCGTGAAGAAGCTAAGGTAGGTTTCTTTTCTTGGCTTTACAACCCAAAAGACAGTACTTTTAGCAATAGTTTCTATGATAGAGACAAGGTATTGGAAAAATACTACTTGAATGGTAGTGTTACAAACCCTTTTGATAGAGTAATTGAAGTTGAGGAAGAGAAAGCTTTGAGTTATCTTGTACAGAGCACTACAAATGACTTGACGCTGGACCGAGCAGTGGTTATAAGTAAGCTGCTGGAGGGAAGACCATCGTTCGTCTCCCATCTGGTTCATGATGAGATTGTTATTGACTTCTCTTTTGAGGACAAAGACATTCTTCCTGAACTAAAAGAAGTATTTAGTAATACTAAGCTTGGTAAGTTTAGAACAAACATATCGGCTGGTAAAAACTACTTTGAAATGAATGAGTTGAATTTATGATTAGTGTATTTGGAATCGGAACAGCAGGACATAATATTGCTCAACTGTTCCGTGAACACAAAAATTACAATATCTTTAGTTTCACGACCCAAGAGGTGGATAATGTCGAGGGACATACTCGGTTGAGTTCTGGTTTAACTCCTGAGCAATGTGAAGACAATATTCCTGACTTGACACGGTTGAAAGACACCGTTGACGAGGATATACAAGTCATCCTCTGTGGGTCATCCTTTTCTGCCAACTATGCTCTTGGAATTCTAGAGCAGTTCAAAGATAGAAAGATACAGATCTTCTATATCAAGCCTGATACAGAACTTCTGTCTGGTCAAAGCAAGCTCCAAGAGAATGCTATTTTTGGTATCCTTCAGGAGTACACAAGGTCTGGTTTGTTTGAGAATATGACCATTATTTCGAACACAAAAGTAGAAGAAATTGTTGGTAGTGTACCAGTAAAAAACTACTTTTCTACCCTCAACCAGACTATTTACTATGTAATTCATTACATGAATTATTTTGCTAACAAGCAGCCGATTATCGGCAATCTCACAAACCCAACGGAGATTCAAAGGATCAGAACTTTCGGGATGATCAACCCAGCAAACCTGTCAGAAAAAATGTTCTATGAACTTGACATGGCCCGTGACACCAGTTACTATGTGTGTATAACGAGCAGCCGCTTGGAGACCGATGGCACACTACACAAGAAGTTAGTAAATACATTAAAAAATAAACCAAGAAACGCTTTTAAAAATCTCTCGTATGCAATATACGAGTCTAATACAGAAAATGACTTTGGGTTCTGCATTGCCCATACTAATGCAGTACAAACAAACTCTTAATTGCTCTTAAGAGTTCAAGCCAGTCGCAGAGGAACGCTCTGTGTCTTTAACAAAAAAGGAGAAAAAAGACAATGGCAATCAATCTAGAACTAATGCGTAAGAAGCTCGCCGTGCTCAAGGGTGAGGTCAAGGGTGGAGGAAATAGCTCCCCATTCTTTAGTCCCGAAGAGGGAGAACAGGATATTCGTATCGTCCCGTCACCTGATGGCGACCCCTTCAAGGAAATCTATTTCCACTACAACCTTCCTGACCATCGAGGAGGCATTCTTTGCCCCAAGCGTAACGATGGTGACAACTGCCCAATCTGTGACTTCGCTTCCCAGCTTTGGAAGGAATACACTGATACCAACGACGAGGCCACCAAGGAGCTTGCTAAGCAGCTTTTTGTCCGTCCACGCTACTTCTCTCCAATCGTTGTTCGTGGTAAGGAAAGTGATGGTGTTAAGTACTATGGATATGGCAAGAAGGCTTATGAAATGCTTCTAGGCTATGTTCTAGACCCTGAGTACGGTGATATCACTGACCTTGAAGAAGGCACCGATATCGGCCTTACTTACGAGAAGCCAACAAAGAAGGGCGCTTTCCCACAGACTACTCTTAAGATGCGTCGTAATACTTCACCTCTACTTGCTGATAAGCGTCAAGCAACTACTCTTGTCAACAACGCTCCAAGCATTGATAGCCTCTTTGCTGACAAGCGTAAGACCACCCGTGAGATTGAAATCATCCTTGATAACATGATGTCTGGTGATTCTTCTGCTGAGGCTCGTAGTTCCGAGACCACAGCGTACAACAACAAGGGTAGCGCCGTTGATCAAGCATTTGCTGAACTAGCTGGCAAGTAAACTCCTTTTTGTTATCGGCTTAGCCCCGCTCTTCGGAGCGGGGTTTTTTGTTGACTTTCTATCTCTGTGTGATATATTTACTATAGCCACCGCTCCTATATCTATAATATAAAAAAAGAAAGTAAAGATATACAGCGGATTCACATTTAAAAGGAGAAAGAATATGGCAAAAGCAAAAGCGGGGAAGTTATCCCCAAAAGATCTTCTTGGTAAGATCAATAAAATAGCAGGACGTGATGTTGCTCATTCACTTGAGGGCACTAACCCTACAGATGTAACAGATTGGATTCCAACAGGAGCCACATGGTTAGATGCTATTATCTGTAAGGGGAAATGGGCAGGCATTCCCGTAGGAAAGATTACTGAGATTGCTGGACTTGAGGCAACTGGTAAGTCTTTCTTGGCAGCACAGGTCTGTGCTAACGCCCAAAAGAAAGATATTCTACCAATCTATTTTGATTCAGAGTCAGCTATTGATTCCGACTTTCTTGTCAAAGCTGGCGTCGATATATCACCAGAAAAGTTCATCTATGTTCAGGCACATTCAGTAGAGTTTGTTCTTGAGGTTATGGAGCAGCTTATGAGTGAATATGATGATAGACTTTTATTTGTCTGGGATTCTCTGGCCTTTACTCCTGCCGTGTCTGATGTTGAAGGTGACTTCAACCCACAATCAAGTATGGCTATGAAGGCGAGAATTCTGTCAAAAGCAGTCTCAAAACTAGCAATCCCTATCGCTGATAAGAAAGCAACTTGGCTTGTGCTTAACCAGCTAAAAGCTAATATCACCAGAAGCCCAGCAGAGGCTATGACAACCCCTTATATCACACCAGGGGGTAAGGCCATGTCATATGCTTATTCGCTCCGTATTTGGCTCACAGGCCGTAAAGCGAAGGCTTCTTATGTACAGGCCGACAATGGGTATAGAATCGGTTCAGAAGTGAAAGCTAAGATTGAAAAGTCTCGCTTTGGGACTCAGGGTCGCTTGTGTAACTTTAAGATTCTTTGGGGCACCGATCCAGTTGGTGTTCAAGATGAAGAGTCTTGGTTTGAAGCTCTATCAAAAGCTCCAGTATTTTCTGGTGGCGGTGGCGGCTGGTATAACTTTGAGATAGATGGCTATACAAAGAGGTTCCGCTCATCTGAATGGGTTAATCTCTTAAAGGAAGATGACGAATTCCGTACCAATATCTTAAAGGCAATGGAACAGGAAGTTATCGAGAAGTTCTCTAATCAAGAGGGCAACGCTTCCGACTTTTATGAATCAGACGACGAGGAATAATGAATAAAGATAGAGTGATGATTGTAGACGCTCTCAATATGTTTTTGAGAGCCTATATTGTTGATCCCTCTCTTTCTATGAATGGTGACCCCATTGGTGGAATCAAAGGATCTATGAAGATCCTACAAAAAATGATTCGTATGATACAGCCATCCCAGATTGTAATTGTCTGGGATGGCCCCAATGGGTCGAGAAAGAGAAAGCAAATCAACTCAAACTATAAAGAAGGTAGAGCCCCAATACGACTCAACCGAAATGTGAATAATCTGACTGATGACGAACAGATGATCAATAAGGTTTGGCAGCAGGGGAAAGCGATTGAATACTTTAATCAAATGCCTTTGATACAACTCTGTGTACCTGAGATAGAGGCTGACGATGTTATCTCGTATCTTGTTGGCTGCTCTTACTATGAAGGGTGGCAGAAAGTAATTGTGTCGAATGACAAGGATTTCCTTCAGCTATGTGACGATTTCACCTTGGTATATAGACCCGTCAAAGACGAGTTTGTATCAAGAAAGAAAGTTATTGAAGAATTTGGTATTCACCCAACCAACATGGCCTTAGCGAGAGCACTCATTGGAGACAACTCCGACAATCTTCCAGGGATTAAAGGATTAGGGTTCAAGACTGTCGCTAAAAATTTTCCCTTCCTAGCAGAAGAAACCACATATTATCTCCAACATATCGTAGATTCTTGTGAGGACAAGAAAGGGAAAGTATTCGAGAGGTTAATAGAAGGACAAGACAGAGTAAAAGAGAATTATAAGCTAATGCAGCTTTATTCTCCAACGATGTCGATTCAGTCTAAACAGTCTGTTGATTGGAATTTAAACAACTTCGATCACGAATTCAATTACATAGAAATACTTAAGATGATGAGAGACGACGGGTTTGGAGAACTGAACTGGTCTGATATGAAAATGTACTTTGACAAGATGGTCAAACTAAATAAATAAAACTATTTAGGTTGGGAGAGAACATGAGTAATTTTATTGATCATTGGTTAAACTATAGTCAAATAAAGGAAGCAACAAGAGCCAAAAAGCTTAAGAAGCAAGGAAAAATTAGTCCTGAAGATTATGCGAAAGCAGAAAGAACTCTTGAGCAAACACTCTCTAGGTATGTCACTGATGACCCTGAGAAGATGTATTACATTACGTTTATTAGTGATATGGCTTCTGCAAAGGAGATAAGTGACGATGATACACCGCCACCTGCTCCAGGCGAGGTCGATATAAGGAAAAAGGGAAGAAAAAAATCTCCACCACAGAGCAAGGTTGGTATCAATCCACAGTCCCGCTATGATACTCCCAATGGTATCTACTGCTATCCTTTGACTACAGAAATGTTCAAAAGCTTATTAGACGGGGCTATTGGTGGTCACGGCTTTGCTCAAACTCAAGACTTTATCGGTTTATTTAAACCAAAGAATGTTGATAGGGTATTGTTTGT